TCGGCAGTCAGCTCGCCCTGCTTGGCCATTTCCTTGAGCGCACTCACTGGCACACCTATACCGTCTGCGAGCGCCTGCATGAGTCGCGGGGCCTGCTCGGCCACGCTGTTGAACTCGTCGCCACGCAAAGCGCCCGAGCCAAGCGCTTGGGCAAACTGGATCACCCCGTTCTGCGCTTCCTGCGCGCTGGCGCCAGACACTCGAAACGATGTAGCAACAGCCTCTGTGACCTTGAGAATGTCGGCTTGACTGCGGCCGGCCTCTTTCAGCGGGCGGCTAATGCGGCCGTACAGCGTAACCAGCGACTCCAGCGGTGCCTCTGTTGCAGTTGCAAGCCGGCGCAGTTCGCTTTGCGCCGTGTTGAACTCTTCCTGCGAATTGGTCGCCAGCTTGAGCCGGGCATTCATCAGGTTGTAATTGTCGGCCGCGGCGGCAACGCTGCGGACTGCGCCGGTCATGGCCGAAACCGAGAAAAACCCAACGAGGGCGCGGCCGGCGACCTTGAGCTGCTTGTCTACCGACTGCAGGCTCTTGTTGACTTCATCGAAGGCGGCCTTTGTGTTGTTTTTGCCCTCGATGACAATCTGCGTTTTAACCCTGCCGACCATCGCCAAGCTCCTTCAAAACCTGCTCAAATTGCTTTTTTGGTGACGATGCGGCCCGGGTGATGATCAGCTGCATGCTGTATGCCTCGCGCCGCGATTTGGCGATGGCAGAGATGTAGGCTTCCAGTTGCGGCAGGCTGTAATCGCCTACTTGCGCGGGGCTGTGCCCTGCGGTGATCAGTTGCTGGGCAATGTCGGCCCACTCAGCGCCCTGGCCATCGCTGGCAGGGCTTCGCCGAAAAAACCCGCATTGACCCTCACCACCTCGGCCAGTATCTGCACGCTGACAGATGCAGGCATACGCCACAGGTGCCAGCGGTTCAGGCTGGTTGTCCGCAGCAGCAGCTTGCGCACTTGCGCGGAATTGCTGGCTGCGTAGCGGTTGATCTGCTGCACGCTCGCACTGGCAAACAATTCAATCAATGCAGCAGCCGTTTTTCCGTACAGGTCAAAATCGCGCAGCTTGACCGGGTGCAACTTGACGCTCTTGCCGCCAACATCAATGGTGACTGGCTCGGGGAACAGGATTTCCAACTCGCTCATGCCAATCTCCAGGCAATAAAAAACCCGCCGAAGCGGGTTCTGCTATTCGCGGCCTAGCTCTCGCCTGGCTCGCGGTGAGTTAACGGGTATCAGTCCGGGCGCGTCACAGACAGAGCACACTTGCTCCCTCGTAGACAGCCGCCAGGCGCTGTAGATCAAGCCAGGCAGCAGGAAGCACAGCCAAAGGACGATTTCGACAAGCATGGAGCCTCTTGTATGAGATTTTCCACTGGTTGTGGCTCCACACGAAGTGCAATACAGATGACCGGCTTGTCTGGCCTTCCTGCCCTCTGCCATCGCAGCGGCTGCTCCGGAAAACCCCCGCTTCAGCTTATCGGCAATAGTCGTGGTGCGAGCGGGCGTCGGTGGTGTCGCTGCCACATGCTTTGCACGCTCCATGCGCTGCTGATGAGCCAGCGCTTTGGCGTAGTACACCCCGCATTCCGGGCATCTGGCGGGATCGCCAAACGCCTCTTGCGGACCTTCGTGCTGGCAGTTTGGGCATTGCATCATCATCCCTCCATGTGGTCATGCAGGGAATTTATCCCATCTGCCAGCAGAAAGCGCAGTGGTTTAGGCCACGTCCTGGATGACCATGTATTGCGACAGACCACTGCCCAGCACGGTCTGGTCTTTTTCGGCCTTTGCAGTGAACTCCATGCCCTGGAATTCGTCACCAATCAGGCTCATGGATGCCGGACTGTGGTTAACCCGGAAAACCTCGATGACCATTGGCTTGCCAGAGCGAACTTCGTTCAGCCCAAGGAATTTCAGGCGGAAGCGCTTGCCGCTGGCCACCAGCGCCTGCACGCTGGCGTGCGCCGAGTAGCTGTATGCCACCAGAACATCCAGACCGGCACCAGTCACGAGGGCGCTGGTTTCAAGAATCTCCGGGTATCCCGCAGCGTTGATGATGTAGTCGGTGTCCAGTACCAGCGGGGTGCCGCCGATTGCAGTGGTGATAACGATGCTGGATGCACCAGGGTAGCGCAGATCAACCAGTGCGCCTCGATGCACTGTGTGCGCTTCTGCTGAGACAGTGCCGGCAGCTTCATCGGTGTTCAGTCCGTACACTGCTCGAGCAATGTTTGCCGCCTTGAAATGGCGAGCGTTGTAGCTGATGTTGAGGGACTGGATGCGCAATACAGATGCATCCAGTCCGCCGCCCGGGCTGGTGTAGTCCTGCTCTTCGATTTCCTGAGTGGTGGCCTCATAGCTGAAGCTGCTGCAGTTGCCGATGGGAATCAGGCCCTTGGGGGTGTCCAGGTCTTCCAGGTAGATTTTGCCGGTACCGAGGTACGCGCCGCGAAGATCAGCCATTTTTCATTTCCTCTTGTTTGCCGATTACGCCCTGGGATTTCAGCCAGACCTGCTCTTCGGCGGTGACAGTGATGGTTTCGCCAGGCTGGCGTTTGATGCCGGCCTGCTCATGCGGTTTTTGCAAGACGACAGAGATCGTCCCGGCCTTGGCCGCGGTTGTTGATTTGCTCATTGAGTTAGCCCTGCTTGCTGATGACGGCCGTAACCGTTACGGGGATCAGAACAGTTGCCGCCGGTTGGCCATCGCCCGGTGGATAAATCTCCGGGATGCCTACCTCAAACCCAGAGCAGCCCTTTGGCAGCCAGGGTATGTGTTCGCCCTCCGGCGTCAGCAGACATGACAGCAGATCCGCCTCCAGCGACTCGATGGCAGATTCGTACCCAGTCAAACTGGCCGAAACTGCACCGACAACTGAATAGGCGAGAGCCACGCGAAGCGCATTGGCGCCGGCGGCGGGCGCCAGCCCGGCGCGGGCGCGCTGCAACACAATCATGCCGTTACCGATCGGCTGCTCCTGAATGACCTCATTGAGCCAACCGAATATCACGTTGCCACCTGCACTCGTCAGGAAGCCATTTGCCGGCTGAATGGTTTCCAGGCGCAAAATCAGCGACTGCCGAACATCAGATATCAATGTCATGGCTGCACCATGCAGGCAGCGGTGATCATGTGGCCGTCATCGGTGATGACATCCTCCACCACATAACTCGCACCGCAGTGGGTAAAGACCCCGCCACGCGAGACGCCTGAAAGTTGGGCGGTGCGCCAGCTGATGCCCACCGCATTGCTGCGGAACACGCCATCGGCGCCGTTTTGCATCAGATTGCGCTCAACCATGACATCGATGCCGGGCACGACAATTTCGCCGTTCCGGTATTCCGCAACGCCATCATTGAGATGCGCGACCACGCGCTGATGCATGCGGTCACGCATATCCGCCCAGGCCATGGCTTACGCAGTCACCGGATGGCCCAGCGAGCCATTGATGCGCACGCGGCCGGTGGCAGACGGGTTTGCAGCAGCGCTCACAGCTACACCGACCAGGTAGTTACCGGTACCGGCCACGTTGGTCAGCACACCGGTGCCGCTGATCATGTAGACCGGCTGGCCTACATCCCACGCCTGTGCGCTGGTTTTGCCCAGATCAAACACGCCGGAGGTTTTCAGTTCTACCGCTTCGCCGATGGCTGCATCAGTTGCAGCTACACCGATCAGGCTGTTGGCCCGCACAAGCTGGCCGCTGGTGATTTCGGCGGCGGCGATGATGGTGATCATTTCGCCGTGCTGTACAAAGTTCTTCATTTGGTATTCCTCGAATGGGGGTAGAAACGACAAGGGCGCCAACAGGCGCCCTGTGTCTGCTGCGGTCAGTTATGCGCCAGCGTTTTTGTACGCACCGCGGAAGTCGATCCAGGCTGCGCCAAACACCAAGCGGGCCTTGATCTCCATGCCGTCCACCTCGAAACCTTCGCGGGTTTCAGTGAACACGCCCTGCTCGCCTTCCAGGTAGGCATACTCGAAGGTATCCACCAGGCCGGGAGCGGCGTAGAGGTACCACTGGTTGCCGGTGATGCGTGCGTCAACGATGACCTGCAGCGAAGTGTTGCGGCTGTCGTTGATGTCGCTGTTCTTGGCGGGCACGTAGTTGGAGCTGGTGAACTGGAACGCTTCCAGCTCTTTGTCGGGACCGACCACCAAGTACATCGGGCCGAGGTTGAGGAACGAACCGGCCTTTGACTTCTGCTTGCGCATTGCGGCGCGGGCAGCGGCCAGAGTGGTGGTGTTGATGGCGCCAGCGCTTCCAGCCAGGTTGCCGTGGTCGGCATGGAACACCGGAGTACCATCGACAAAGTTCGGGTTACCCAACAACAGAGCCCACACCAGATCCGATTCGGTCTGTGCAGCAGCGGCGCCGAGGGCCTGCGGTACGCGAGTCAGCGCGCCGAGGTCGTCATTGACGATGCTTTCCCAGGTGATGGCGATGATCTTGCCGAACTTGGCAACCTTGATCGGCGCACCATCCTCACCCAGCGAACCGTACTTGTACTCACCGTGCTCGTTGACCTTCTCCAGTGCGGAAATGTCGCCCAGCGCGGTGCGGGTGACTTCGCGGAAGTCCGGCACGGTGGTTTCGCGTCCCAGCGGGCGCCAAGTCTGCGGAGCCAGCTCGTAACCCGCGCGCAGTGTGCGGTTTACAGTGCTGCCCAACAGCAGCGGGAAATCGCTAGTGGTGTGCATTCCTGCGGCCCGGAAGGCTTGACGATCACAGCCGAGAGCGGCGCGGGCCACTTCCTGCGGGGTCATACCTCGCACGGAACCGCCGGCCAGCTCGACAGACTCGCGAGCCATGTCGATCAGGCGCATGCCGCGAAATTCACGGCCAGCCTCATCCAGCTGATTGGCTGGATTACAGCGATGCAGCAGGGCATTGAGCATGGCGCCGCGCTTGGCGGTTACTACTGTCTGATCAACGCCGGAAGTGACGATGGTCGGCTGTGCGTTGCGGGTTGCCGGCTGAGCGGCCGATTGAGCTTCAGCCAAGCGGTCGATCATGGCAGCGCTGGCATCCTGAACGGATACTCCACGCTCAACCAGATCATCGGCAAAGGCGTCATCAAGACCCACCTTCTTGGCCATTTGGCGGATATTGAGACAGCGCTTGCGCTCTGCGTCTTGGGCTTCACGGCGGATTTTGTCCTCGGCCGCGCGGATTTCTTCTTCAGTCATGGTTGTTTCCTCTGGGGTGGTGGCCACGGCGGCCGGTTGAGCGGCAGGCTCAATAGCCTCCCGAGTTTCAAAAACGGTTTGGTAGCGCTGGCCCGGGTATTCAGCCGGGGTTGCTGCGCTGCGGACTTTTGCGCCATCGTCAAAGCCGACCGGGACCAGCGACAGCTCGGTCGGCTCCCAATCCATGGCGCGATAAACGGGGATCTGGTCTTCGCCATCCTCGACCAGGACGTAGCGGTGCACGGTGTACCCGACGCTGATATTGCGCAGGATGCCGTCGCGCACGTCCTTGAAAATGCCGTCGACCTCAGGGCGCTGGCTGAAACGCACCAAGGCCACGCCTTCCCCGTTTTCAATCCAGCTGCGCTCTACAACGCCCAGGACTGCATCCAGGTCCCACTGGTCGTGCAGGTTCAGGAACGGGGCTCCATTGTTCAGGCGCTCCAGGCGAACAGCAGTTGGACTCACGTCCAACTCTTCGTAGTACTCGCCGATTGACCAGCTGTAGCGTCTGCCACGCGAGCCGGTTGTCCATGTGATTTCAACGGTGCGGTCTTCAATATTGACCGTGCCGGGCCGAACCGCTGCGCGCATTTGCTGCAGCGGGGTCTCAAGTGTCTTCGTTGGCATCATCAGTGCTCTCTGTCTTGGCGGGAGTGCCGCCGCTTTGATCACGGTTCAGGCCCGCGCCTGTGTTTTTGCGCGGGTCGCAATCGAAAACCAGCCCAAGCTGGTCAAACAGCTCATTGGCCTTGGCAATCTCGTTTGCATGTTCTGTCGGGTCGGTAATGCCCAGTTCTCGAAGCGCGTTCGGCCAGGTGACCAAGCCAGAGCGAAGGCGCTCTTTTACTGTCTCGGTCTCGCTGCGGGGGTCGACCATTTCTCGGCGCGGAGGTACCCACTCAGCGGAGGCTTCATTCAGCACACCGGTTGGCAGCAGGGCTTGAGCCTCGACAAACCACTGCCAGACCGGTTCGCACAGCTGCGGAATCAGCATGCGCCACTGCCAAACATCCACACGGCGCGCGAAGTGCAGCCAGCCCATGCGGCCGCTTGAGAAGTTCACGCCTTTTAGGTCGCCGGTCAGCAGCTCATACGGCACACCAAGACCCACGCTGATTGCATGCAGCGCCTGCCAGCTGTAGGGCTGGTAGCCGTTGAACGTGGGCGGAGTGCCGAACGTGGCGCTTTCGCCCATAGCCAGCTGCTGGATCATGCCCGGCTCGATGCGATCGATCAGCGCCGGAGGTTTCCCGGCTGAGCCGCTGCTGCCGTCTTGATAGATGAACGCGGCGAAACAGGCGGCAATTTTCGCCTGCTCCATCAGCGCGTCTTCCATTTCGTCGAAGTTTTTGAGGCGCTGCATGACCGGTGCCAGCCATGTGTAGCCGCGGGCCTGCCCAATCCGCTTTGGCATGAAGATGTGCAGCACATCTTCAGCAGGGACGCGCTTTGACTGGATGGCCCGCAGTGAGTTACTGGCGCCTGGGTGTTCATCGAACAGCCAAAAAGCAACCCGGCGCCCGAGCGCGTCGAACTCAACGCCCTGAATGATCTGGTTGCTGCCGTTAAGCGCGGTTTTTGCATCATCCAGAAAGTCCGGCTCCAACAGCTGCAGTTGCAGGGGTACCGGCAGCCCGTCTGTGGCAAGGCGGCGGCGCCGGCGAACCAGACACTCACCACCCTCTGTCACGGCCTCAATTATCTTGTGCTGAATGCCGTAGAAGTTTTCCAGCCCGTCAGCGTCGCAGGCAGTGCTTTCGCCCCATTGCGCCCACAATGCCGCCAACCGCTTGCTGTTACGGGCGCTGCTAGCGATGGGGCGCGGGACAATGCCGGCACCGACCACGTTGTCAGCAATGCCGGACACTGCACGCTCAACATATGGGTTGTTTCTGCGCAGATCGCGGGCACGATTCCGCAGCACGGCCAGGGCCGGGGCGTTCTCGGTGTTTGCGTCAGACCCTGAACTGCGCCAGCCCTCGTTGCGCCGGCCGCCGGCCGCGCCTTCAAAGCGGCGCGTCAGGGCCTTGTGCATCATGTCAGCCTTGAGCTTTTCCACCTTGGCCAGTGCACGCTTTGCGGCGTATCCAGGGAACAGAGTTTCGAGCATGTCAAAACCCCTTACTGAATGAGGTGTAACGGCGGCTTGAGCTGGCGTTTACACCAAGATCGCTTTCCATCAGGCGTAATATCCGGATCATTTCGTCGATGCTCCGGTAGGTGACGCTGCGGTCTGCGTAGCGCACGGACAGCTCTCCGCCAGCAATCGCAGCCTTCAGCGCGTCGTACTGCTCTTGGGTGTAGGCCATCATCGTTTCCAGTATTTTGATTTCGCCCGGGGACGTTCTTCGTTGGTTGCTGCGGTGTCACCGCCGGTGGTCGGCACAGCTGCCAGCGCGTCCAGATCAAGCCCGAACCGCTGCTGGCTGATTCGCAGTGCAGCCAGCGCACCAACCAGGCAGTCGAGCGCCTCGTTGCGCCGCCCTCTGGCATCCCATCGCGTAACACGCCGGCCGTTGATGAACTTCGCCAACTTGGATTCAGCCGTCATTTGCCGAACTTCGCTTTCGTCGCAGATGTCATCACTGGCCGGCAGATGGATCACCCCAGGCTGAACGGTGCTGGTTTGCGATAGCGCGGTATCAACCTGCAATTTCATGCGGCTGTAGATCAGCTCTTTCGCGTTGTCTGTACCAATCTCGGTCAGGTAGACCTTCGACTT